TGATCGCGGAAGTTCGTGCGGATGGCGATCATGCCAGCCAGCAACGTGCTCTCGTTCAGGTCGTTCGTGGTGGAGTTCGAGATCGTGCCACCGTCGATGGGGTGGTCCGTCGCCACGAGGGCCTTGCCGTCGCCGCCGATGGACCCATTGTAGGTCGTGGCGGTGTTCAGCACGTTGGCGCCGTAGATTTCCTTGGTCTGCGCAAAGGACTGCGTCAGGCCGAGGTTCGACGGGGCGAACTGGCTCTTGTAGAGGTTGTCGTCGATGGCTTTGAGAGTGATCGCGTAGCCAAGGCCGATCTCGGAGTGCTCCTGATTGTACACGAAACGCTCGCCAGCGCCGTTGTCGAACGCGGTCTGGCCGCCCTCGGTCTTGAGCTGGGCGTAGCCGAGGAAGCGCATCTCAGCGGTGCGCTCCAAAGCCATCTTGGAGTCGTGCTTGGTGAAGATCTTGTCGTACTGCGACGGGATCTGCTCGTACTGACCTTCAACGCCCCGGAGACCGGGGAGGAGAAGATCTTTAATCGCTGAAAGATTGACAGCCATTGATCCTACTCCTTGTTAGACGCCCGGAAGGGCCTTGGTCTGGACGAAGTTAAACGCCACGACAGCCTTCTGGTAAGCACCAGACTCCGTGCCGTTCACGCCGGGCGGGTCAGTAATGAGCGACACGACCTTGAACGGGAAAGTGGTGTCAGTCGTGCCGAGGGTGGCAAGAAAGGCGCCCGAGATGCCGTTGGAGGTGTTGCCCGTGCCGATGTTGAACCCGACAGCGGAGTTCACATAGGACTGGCTGACGCTGACGTTGCCGAACTGGGCGACGAACTTCGCGTTGGGGTCGTTGATGATGTAGCCGGTGACCACATTGGTCGCGGCAACATCGCTACCGGGCCAATAGTTCGACCAGACGGTGCGCTTCTGCGACACCGACAGATACTGGCAGCCGACGAAGATGCCCGCGATCTGGGTGTTGGCGGATGCGCCGGTGGTCACGCCGACAACGACGTAGCCGTTGGCGTCGGGGTTTACGGGGTCGCCGTAGTAGATGGCGGAGGCATTGTAGGCAATCTGGACCGCAACCTGCTCATAGGTCGGCGCAGAGCCAGTGCCACTGTACTGTTGAAAACCGTTATAGGCGGCAGTGTTCGCCATGACGGGGTCTCCTTTTTACGGGAAGCCTATTAGCTGCGCGCCGGGGCAGCATCATAGGCAGGGGCAGATGATCCTGCGCGCCGGGGCAGGAAATGCCGTCAAGGCAGTATCATCAATATACAGCAAAAACTTACGCTTGCAAACATACTAGAAAAACAGTAGTCTACCTGTGTGAGACATAGGGATAAACTATCATGCCGGTAAAGATAAACGACCTTCCTAATAAAGATGTTGTAGACAAATATGTAACGTACTGCCCCAAAACAGGAGTATTTACGTCGAACATATTTCATCAATATTGTAAAGTCGGACAAGTTGTCGGGCTTAAAGATAGAAATTATATTAGAATTTACATAGAGAAAAAATATTATGCCGCACATAGACTTGCTTGGCTTTTGATTAATGGTGAAATAAACCCTAATCATCAAATTGATCACATTGATGGAGATAAATCAAATAATAGGATTTTTAATCTTAGGTTGGCGACACATGCCGATAATTGCAGAAACATTGGATTACCTAAACATAACAAAAGCGGCGTCAAAGGAGTTCATTTTTATAAACAAAAAGAAAAATGGCGGGCTCAAATAAAATTAAATGGAAAACGACATTGGTTAGGTGATTTTGAAAAGATTGAAGACGCAAAATTTGCTTATGACAATGCTTCCAAAACATTTCATGGGGAATTTCGCAGGGAATAAAGAAAAGGGGGCCGGTTAGGGCCCCCTGATCGGTGTTAAAGATCCTCGGGGATCGGCATGTCGAAGGTCTTCTTGATGCTGGGCGCCACGCGGTCCATCGTGCCGTCCGGGGTGCCCGAGAGCTGCGACTCCTTGATGCGCACCTGCTCGCGGGCGCGGCGATAATCAATGCGGCGCACCTCGTCAGAGATCTCCTTCGGGCGCTCCATGAGGATCATGCCCTTGCGCTCGATGCTGCCCTTCTCCCAGTTGCTGGGCATCCAAGTCGGGTGGCGGCTGGAGGGCACCGGCTCCCAGCCCTCGCGGGCAAGCTGCACCGTGTAGGCCGGGTCCTCTTGGTTCCAGATCGTGTGGCGCTTCCACTCGTAGACCCAGCCGTCCGGCACCATGCCCTTGGGGATGTAGAACTCATCCGTGCCCTCATCCATGCCGCCATTGTCGTCACGGATCTGGGCGGCGCGCGCTGCGGCGCGGGCGCGGGGGTCATCTTCACGCAATTCTGGCCTCATGGCTGGGCGCTCCGGGGTTGTAGACATGGCCGACTTCTCGGCGATTACACGTTGAAATTTGGCGTTCATTGCATCCGTCCCTCTTTCTTGAGGAGCATCTTGTTGCGGGCATATTCCTTCTCGGTCATGCCCAAGTCGCGCGCCGTCTCAATCTCGTCCCGGGTGAGGCGGACCTCATTGGGGCGGGAGCCGGTTCCACCACCACCGCGCGAAACGGGGGCTGCGGGAGGCGCCGAGCGGCGCTGTGTGACCTTGGCGGCGCCCGAGGTGGGGTCATCGTCATAGTCCGTGTTGACGCGCTTGCTGATCTTCAGCGTGTCCTCGATCTGGCCGAAGTAGTCGTCCGTGTCGGGCTGGTATCCGTCCGCCACGGCCAGATTGTGAGCCGCCACCATCTTCTGGTACATGCGCGGGTCCGTCACGCACTGCGGATTGCGGCGCACCCAGTCCGCCGAGCGGGGAGAAAGCTGGGACGCCAAATCTTCCACGGGGTCTGCGCGGCGCACAGGCTCATGCGGAGTGATCTTGGGCGCGTTTTCCATGTGGGACCGGCCCCGCTCCAACTCCATGAGCTTGGCGGAGTTCATTCCCATGGTCTCTTGGATCTCGGCGGCCTTGGTGTAGTCGCCGACCGACATGGCCTCGCTGTAGTTGTACTTGAGGATGTCGTTATTGCGCTTTACCGTGTCGATGGCGTTGCGCACGAGCTGCAAGTTGGTGTCCTGCACCTCGTTTTTGGCCTCGGCGGCAGAGTTATGCGCCGCCCGGGCCTGCTTTTCGGCTTCAATACGGGCCGCGCGCTCCTGTTCCAGCTTCATTTTAAGCTCTTGAATGCCCTCTTGGGGTTCAATTTGCTCTTTTGAAGCGTTTTTAGGCGGATTTTCAACTTCTACGACCTCAATCTCGTCGTTCGCGTCGTCTTCGACCTTGTTTTCGGTGTCTGACATGGGATTTTCCTCAGTAGACGTTGTCGGGGTGCGGAATGCGGGCGCGGATCGCCGTGTCGTCGAACATCCGGCACAGGACGCCGTTCACGGTGACGTTCCACCCGTCGCTGGGGCGGAAGACGATCCAATCGCCAGCCTTCAGGTCAAGGTTGGAGAACCATTTGCCGTCCTCATCGACGAATGCGGAGGGCCCGGTCTTGAGGATCAGGCCAACCTTGGACTGATAGCGGTCCTCGTCACGGGCCTTGCTGGTCATGATGATGCCGCCCTTGGTCTTTTCGGGGCGGATGTAGACGGCGACGAGCACTTGAGTGTTCAGCAACTCAACCTTGCTGATGTCGCCAAGTTCTTCCAGAAGCTTTTCCTTCGGGTCGGCCTCGTGAAGCATTGCGATGTTGTGGTGTGCGGATACGTTGGACATGTAGACCCCCTCCTTTACTGGCCGCGCTCCTCGCGGTTACAGACCGTCGCCGCCTCGTCGCACATCTCAAGAGCCATGCGAAGGCCGGTGATTATTCCTACTTGGTGTTTGTAAGTTGGGAAATCAATCGTTGCCAAGCCTGTGGAAAGGTTCTCTTTGCGATCTTCCACGGCGGATGTGATTAATTTCTTCAGTTCGCGCTCGAAGAGCGTGTTTAACGTAAGCATAGACCCCTCTTTGCTCCCCCTCGATGTAAGTGGGACGGCTGGCAGAGGGGGTCAAACCA